GATTCCGCCAGATGCTGTAACTTCAGTCTCAAGGTCTAGCGTTGCCGTTCCGTTGTCGTACCCACGATACAAAGCGCCGGCTGCGTCAGAAGAAATATCTCCCAAATTTGGCGCTACGTGAGCCAATATTTCGTTTTGGTTCGTCGTTGTGTTGTATGCAACATCAAACTGATACAGCGAGTTGATGTTTGAGACATAAGCCGGATTGGTCCGGTTCGTCACAATGCTGGACAGACCGTTTGCATCAAGGCGAAATCTGAACACACCGTCCGATGTACCAATGTGTACATACGTATAGGCGTTGTGATTGTGGATGTGCATGCCTCGAGCAATGCCATCCAGCCGGTCTTGCAATGCCCGATACCCGCCAATCTTTCTAGGTAACCCACGCTGAAAACGGACCCACTGCCCGTCTACATAAAAGTTACCATCGAATTTCGTTCCGTCCCGCTTGATGCCCGGTTCAGAACGAACAATGACCGGCTGCAAAGGCATCAGTAAGTTCCGCCCTGAATCGGGTCAAGGCCGAGAGCAATCTGCGCGGCAGAGGTTGACGCAGCCGTGAATACCGCATTACCAATCGAGGTAGCACCCAAGTTTGTCCGGGCTGCGCTTGCAGTCGTTGCACCAGTACCGCCTTGGCTTACCGCGACAGGAATACCAATCGTCGCCGTGTCGGCGTCTACAACGTCGGTTCCATCGCAGTACAAAATCGCCCGGCCCGCAGACGGGACGTTAACCCCAGGGCTCGGCTGCGCTGCGGTTCTCACGCCAAGCGTATACGGACCAGATGTCTGGTTACTGATCCAGTACTGCTGAATCGTCGTCGGGACAACAATATCCCGATTACCCGTCAGGGTGCCCGTAAAGATGTACGCCGTTCTGTTTAGCTCGGAAATCGACAGCGTGTAGTTACCGCTTCCCGAAACGTCAATCTGCAACAGGCTAAATGCGTAGACAGCAGACTGACCGAACCCAATCGTCCAGAACTGCACGCCGTTTGTAATTACCGTCGCACTGTCGCCCGGAGAAAGAACCAAAGTGGCTCCGTCGTTAATCAACTCCCCACTGTTTGGGTCAAGAGTTAAATCACCCGTGCCGCCGTTGCGGATGTTTACAAACCAATCGTTCCCCAGCGATACCACCGGGTCAAACGACAGAGTGCCGGCTCCGCCCGTCCACACCAGCGCCTTGGCTCGATCACTCGTGCCAGCCGTGTAGTTGCTGTTGAACGTGCTAACAGGCGCTGACTGGTTAAGCGTCGTTGCAATCGCCTTGATACCAAGACCGGCCAGCGAGGCTGCGTTTGTTGCAGAAACCGATGCCCCGTATTGGAATGAGCGCCAAGTACCGCCTGCGGTGCTGTTGCTGGTCAGGTAAATCTGGAAAGTGGTGCCAGACTGCGGAGCGCAAATTAACGTTCCAGAATTTGTATTGACGCTGAACGTGTTTGCGCCAACGTTGTTAAACAACACCGTAAGACCATTGCTGGCTTCGGTCGCATCAGGCATCGTGATGACAAGGCTGGTCGTCGTCGCATTAACATCCATGATGGACGCTACGACGTTTGCGCTAGGCGCAGCCTCTAATGGCCAATCAAGCGCCTGATCAATAGTGAGCGACACATACCGATACGAAACGTCGCTCGGGTATACGTTTGTGCCGCCAAAAGTTTGAACATAGGTCGTCATGCCTTATGCCTCCCGGCGATTAGTAGACCGGTCAACAATCTTCTGCAAGTCCTCGCCGTTCAGTGCAGCAAGAGCGCGGTCGTAGTAAGACTGCCAGAGCTGTACGCGCTGGTCGTCCTTGATGAACGGGGTTGCTTCAACCAGCGACCCATAAAGCAACAGATTCGGCGCGTACTCAGATAGCCAGTTGGTTTGATTCGTGTCATCAAGCAACGGCGGAAGCTGATAATAAATTACTTCCATAGGATAGTTTGCATTTGGAGTCGGCGCAAATATCCAATGCTTGTAGTCGTAATCCGCGTAAAACTTAGGCTGATCCGTCTGAGTTTCATTCGGCCAGTATTGACGAATGTATTCATACGACCTAATAAAAATTGGCGTATGGACATTGTTTCCGCTGCCCGTGCCGAAGTTAATGCTGATCGTATCGCGCCAGCGATCCGGCTTTGCGTAGACCGCCACCCCAGATTGCATCGTCGTATTAACGACAGTCTGGAACCCCTGGATCTTCAGCTCACGGGCAATCCGCCGCTCAGCAAGCGTGATTAGCCGGGGGATCTGCTCGTAGACAATCGGGTCCGTCGCACCACCACGCTCGAGGTAGTTGCGGATGTCCGCCTGCAAGCTTGTGAAGGTCATTGATGCTGGCATGGTTAGACCCGTCTTTCAAAATGCGGGACGTCCTTGAACGATTTCCAGAACCCGCCCCATTGGTTTTTAGAATGCAATGACTCCCAGTATTTTCCGACCGGGGTCAGGGCGGCAATGTCATACGTCAGTTTGCCGTCCTTGAAGAAGTTAAGGTCAATGGCGCACCGCTTGAGGTGGATGCTGTTCATCGTCTTGGAACGGCCCGACTTGACGTAAATCTGCTGCTGTTCAACCGTGCGGGCTAACTCGCCGCCAGTGACCACAAAGCCCTGCTCCGTGGCGTATTCGATCAGCTTGCAGACATCCAGCAGGAAGGCGGCTTGTTCGGAAACGAGACTCATTTCATCGCCTCCTTCAACTGCTCCCCCTTGTCCTTACTGCCTTGCGAGGAGCCGAAGTAATACGACACCACTTGAGTGCTAATGGCTGACAGTACGCCGAGGACGTAAATGAGGATGTCCTTGCGGGATGCCTCGACTGGGTTGTTGTCAAACATGACCACGCCAAAGAGCGTGAAGGTCATTGTAAGGAGGCCAAGCGCAAGGATCGGGGTGACGATCTTGTTAAGGAGCGGCGCGTCCTTGCTCGTAGCAATCGCAGTCTCGCGGTCACGAGCGGAGCCGACGTCCTTGAGTCGCAGTTCCAACTCGGCAAGGTCTAACTTGTCCTCCTCAATCCGCAGCCGCATGAGTTCTTCCTCATGCTCCATCGCTGCGATCTGAACTTTCGCCAGATCCTCGGACGACATATCGGGCTTCAGTTCTACGCCCAACTTGTCCTCGACGACCTTCTTGCCCTTGGCTAATACAGCATTGGCGACCAACCCCAAACCGTTTGCAAGGAGCGGCTGAACGATGGCAGCAAGCGCAGCAGGGATCATTTGTCTGCCTTTCCGTCTAGTTTGTCAAATATCTTGCCAAGCATGCCTTTTATTTCATCAATGTCGTTTCGATAGTCTGCGCGAGTGACATAATTCAATGGCATCTGACGAACGTCTTTGTCCAGACGCTCAATTGAACGGGAAATGTTGTTAAGAATCCAGCCACCAAGAAACCCAGACACGCCAACAAGCACATTAAACAAAAACTGCCCGTCCATGTTACTTCTCCGAAAGTGCTTGAGTAGTAATAGCCCGAAGAACAAGATTAGCAGCGCCACCAACAAGAAGCACGACTGCCGCAACTTGCGTTCCAAAAAGCGTCGTAAGATGGGATCCAAAAAGCTCTAAGCTACCAAGAAAAGCAAGAAGGACATTCCACCAAATTGTGCGCGATTTAAACGCGCCTTTTAAAAATTTCAAGCTCATCATGCCCACCCTCTAACCGGGTTTTTTGGAAACACTTGATACGCTTCCAACTCTGGAGCTGCATCCAAAACTCGAACATTAGCATGATACCCAGGCAGCGGAGCCATCTCGGGGAACTCGCCTTCATCGCTTTGGAGCATCTTGCCGGTCGGCTTATACACCGTGCCGATCAGGTCAATGGCGAGGTACTTGGGGACTTCGTTCCCCTCTTCCCCTTCCACGCGATACAGCACCGCCTTTGCTGCGGCTTCGGAGTCAAACTTGAGGTGGTAGTCAATATACATGGCGTATGTCCTATAGTCGTTAACTAACGAAAAGTGTTAGTTGTTGCGTATGAAATTCATGTTCGGATGTCCGCTCTTCTTGCGGAATTTCACGCACGATCCCCGCCGCCTCTAGCGCGTTGTAGAGGGCTGTGGCGTCGGCTGCTTTCAAGTAGTAATCCATTAAGCCGCCTCGTCTACTTCCATTTCCCATTCTAGGGCAACACCGTTAACCATGTCGGCGCATTTGCTGTAGCAGACATCCGGCTCACCTTTGACAACCTGATATTTGTCATCAACCCAATACCGAGTGTGGCAAATGGACGCTTTGGCCCGAACCTGCCCTTGCAGCAACTTATCACCTTCTGCTTTTGCTTCCTCAACGGTCGCAAAGTGACGCAAGGTTTCTTCTTGAAGAATGTTGTCAAGAACAGATAGTTCAATTTCTTCTATGAATTTCATGTTGTTCTCTTAACCTGTTAAAGCCTGAAGTTGGGCGTTGGTAACGCGGACGGGGTAGTAGGCGATGCGGCGGATGGTGCCGTTGAGCGTAGTTGCAGCGGCGGCTGTTTCTGCTTGGCCGATAAACATCCGATCTACAGTCGGCAACGTACCAGATGTGTCTGCGGTTCCAAGCACTCCGTTAGTTGCCTGCTGAAAATCGTTTACTTTGTATGTCGCAGCCGCCTTTACTAAAGCGCCACCAGTTGTCGCATTTACACCAATATCTGCTTGAGTTGCCCCGCCATCAGAAACCAAATACCTGCAGGCAGTAGTAAACCCATAGCCGACCAAGATTCTTTCCAATGAGGTATTGTCGTTAATTTCAGCATATCTTCGTGTACCAGACCCCACATTATTTACCCCCACGCCTTCCACATACAACGTCCCCTCCACCGCGTTATACCAACTGCTGAAATTCGTCCCCGTCATGCTCGCTACATCTGCATTGCGCGTCAGAGCGGTGGTGGTGGTGGGGATCACGCTCGTGGCAAATGCGCCTTGCTCTATTTGAGCGCCCCAAAAAAACAAACCAGAAGTGCCATTTCCGTTGTAAAATGAAGTTCCGCCACTAGCAAGTCTTATTCTAAAAACTGCCGTTGCTGTTGCAGCAGCCGATTGGGAAATTGTGCAGCGATACCAACCGTTTCCAACTGATGTAATTGAAAAAGACGGAGACCCTGCAATAACGGTTGCAGACCCATTTCCTGTTAATGTAAAAATAACTGCGCCGTCGGTAAATGCCCCTGCGTCAACGTCAAACGACATTTGTATCTGAGTGCGCTCCGCGGCTTTTGCATAAACAGACTGTGTGTAAGTCGCTCCCGAAGTAACAGACATGTCTTGCCTAAAAAAATGAGTTTCCGCAGGAGTAGTATCTTCAACTAACTTTTGCGCTGTACCGCCGCTCGGAGACGTTGTTGTTGTTCCAGGCGTTGTTGCCCTTACCTTAATCCACGACGCATTTGAAATATCAAAGTTTTGCAAAAAACTATTCGTCCGCTGCTCCTCGATCAGCAAGCCGAGCGGGGCGAGAGTATATGGATCGTAGTCAAATCTGGCTACGTTGTTTCCTGCCGTCGTCAGCACTCCCAACGAGTTAAAGTACGTCGCAGTCGTTGCTCGCGAAAACGTCACTCGCGGGTCGAGTTTGCCCGCATTCGCAAAGTCCAACAGCAGAGTCGGAGTCAAGTTGGGGAAATTGTTTTGAATTGCCATGATATTTCCTCAGCCTGTCAATGCCT